ATGGTGTGCGATCAATTCGTATTCCATTAATTACCGTTCCACGCTTGAAAGCATTGATAATAATCTTTGCTATCTCTGATGCTCTTAAAGCGCCCATACTGTCTAAAGTAACACAGTCGATCTGAATTAACCCACCGTTCATAGTTACTTCTTTAATCCCTATATCGTCAGGTTCAATGGGCATAATATTAACGGTTATGTATTCACTTGGAATAGTCGTATAGTTAATATTTGGATAGAAGATTTTTGGTAATCCTCCAACGCTTTTTAAGTATGTGAAAACATTGTTTAATAGTTCATCTGGTAGCACTGAATTTCCTTAATGCTGATTTTGCGGATGCGATAGAGATTCTAACCATTCCTTGTGGAGCTTGTTTAGACCAATTATCGTATTCAAGACGCTGAATATATGGGAGATTGTTTGTAAGGTAGAAAACAGTTCCTGCCGATTTACTTGCAGTGCTGATAGCGTCATACATTGCATTAGCCTCTTTTGCCGTTTCGCTAGTTCCACTCTCTATTTTATCAATAGAAGCCAACCAATTACCTCTTGCACGTCCAGTATCAAAAGGGGTCATTTTTATAATTGAAGTTGCCACCTGAGTGTTAATTGATATTACGGCATTATCTATGCTTACTTTTGTTTTTTTAGCATAATTGGCAAGGTCAGAACCAAAGCTCATACTAAACCCTTAATTGTATTTTATATAATAGGGCTGTTGTTGAAGGCTCTACGGTTGAAACCGATACTACGCTGTAAATTATTGCGCCATCGACTATTTTATCGGAAGTATCAATTAATGAAGTGGTTAATAGCTTTTTATCAGTTGATTTTATCAATGTGCCGTCAATTTCATTAAGCCCATAGGCTGTAACTACGCCATCAATCGAAGTATCAACATTAACTTGAGTTGGATTCCACTCATCGCCTGAGTTTGTAATAGTTCGCTTTAAAATAGATTTCCCGAATTTATTTATTAAACGCACCGAAGTGGAGGCTAGATTTGAATAATCATACTTAGCCCCCATAGTATTAAGCCTCGATTAGAGTAGCCACTAAACCAGTGCCACCCGTAATTGCGATAGCACCTACAAGATATTTACTGATAGTATCGGTATAGATACACTTAACAGCTCCTGCCGCAATGCTTCCAACTGAATAACCTGCTGATAGGTCGATACTTCCAACGCCTTGAATTGCAATAGTTGTAGTCCCTGCTCCGTCAATAACTGGAGTCAATGCCCCCGCTGTTGCATTACGAAGGATTAGTAATTGATTAACTGACCCTTTATATGTGAACGTGTCTGCCGTTCCAGTGAGTGTTGTTTCAGTTACAGCGATTGTACCTGATGCCTGTGCGTTTGTTGCAATTATCGTAGCCATGTGATGCCCCTTATGTTTTTAATAGTATGATTATATCACGAACGCAAAACGCTGTGATAACTTCCGCTTCCGTTAAGCCAAGGAGATACCATAGCATTGACCAGAGAATAGCTTACTGATGCGCTTGTAAAGTCTTGATACTCCACTTCAATAACATCTACCTTCTCACGCTTTACCGCTTGTGATGGGTCGGGTAGAAGTGTTGCCGTACTTGCTTTATACGCCAATTCACAAATAGCGTTCTTAATCTGTACTGGATATGTATTAACGCCATCAATTAAAAGAGGGAACGATAACGCCTGAGTTGATACAAGCTTTTCGCCTTTCCAGCTTTGCGAGTATGTAGCCTCGAAGTAATCCATAGCGTTAATGATATTTGCATCAGTTGAGGTAAATGTAATACCACGTAGTAAAAAGTACGCATCAACGAATGTTGTATCTACGTATGATTGAGCGTTTGATAGCCCTACACCACTCTCAATTACTAAACTCATTCGGTATCCGTTACTTCTTTAGTTTTACGTGTCTTTTTTTCTTCTGGCTTTTCAAGTGTGTAACCATCGTCAAGCCATCCTTGTACGTCGATAGCATAAGGTACTTTAAACTCATTTCCTTGTGCGTCATAAACTATTGTCATGTAATGCTCCTATGTTTTAATTTAATAATTATACCCACCAAAGTGGGCATTAGATTAAATCTTAGAGATGAAAGCCGAATAACTTGTAGCTGTGGCAGTAGTGCCTACCTTAGTACAAGTAATACGGAAAAAATCAATCCCAGTGAGTTGATCTTCTAACTGTTCAGAAGTAAACCCGATTTGGAACTGTGCCGCTGTTGCAGGAAGTGTTACAGCATTACCAATTGGGTAATATGTGCCTCCTACCAAATCAGAACCTTGTAGTTGTACTGTGTAATAGTTTGAACCATCAACAGTACCAGTTACCGCACCTGTATTGATTACAGCAACATAAGAAGCTGAACCAACATTAAGACCTGCGATATTCGCACCTGTACAAGACGCAGTTGTAGTAACTGCTTGTCCTGAAACGATTAGACCGAGTGTGTCATAAGTTTTATTTGCCATGTTATCCCCTTACGCTGTCGCTGCTGCGTCAGTAATGTTTTTCAAACGTGCCGCTGAACGAGGAGCGAATACACCGAAACCGCTATACCACTCAACACGAGTACGTAATGTAGGTTTAGTATCAAGCTCTCCAAGGTCACGTACATTCATTCCGCCATTTTCAAGACCCTGAACCATACCGTCACCAAACGCAACTACATAAACCGAAGTTGTAGATCCAGTTTCAGTATATCCAAGAATGTCTACGTTCTCGTTGTCTTTATCAACGATGATAATAGGCAAGTCGTTGTACATAGTAACTTGGCGACCGAACTCGTCCATAGTGTAAGTGATATTCCCACCTACTGCGGTTGTACGTGCTGCTACTGTCAAACGTCTACGAACTGATTTACTCATAAGAATAGCGTTTGCGCCATCTACTGCATCAATAGCTTCATCAAGTTTAGCCAATGAAAGACCAGCTCCACTTGCATGGTTAAGTACCAACGCATCGCCTGTAAGACGCTTTTGCAGTCCGTCAAATGTGGCAGGGTCAGTTTCGCTATCACCTTTTACAAATGTTTTAGCCCAAGACAACGCAAGAGCTTTAATCTTCATTCCCTCTTGAACAGTACGTTGGTCGCCACCCATTGTATCTATAATAAATTTATCAACGTCAAGATCGCCACCTGCAATAGACAGTGATTCTGTCTTAGGGTTGATAATACCAGTGCTTTCGTTATATGAACCATTCACACCACGGAACCCGATGCCCGGCAATGTTTCTTCAATATTGTATTTCAAAGAGTTACCTTGAATACCTTGGAATGGAAGAATACGCAAAATCTCTGAACTCTCAGCGAATTTAGCTATTACTCCCGCCTTATATACGTCACCACTATTGAGCTTTGCAGCCTCAAGAAGCGTAAGTGCCATGTGTTATCCTTTATGTTTTTTGTTCTCGCCCTGCACGCATCATTTCGTTAGGGGTCATTTTTGAAATATCGATGTTTCCACCGCTTTCACCGCTTTTGCTTCCACCTGCTCCACCACCTGAATTAGCAGGGGCTTTGATGTAAGCCTTTCCGTCTGTTGTAGCCCACTCAGTCATAAAGTCTGCAAGTGGTTTATCATTGATAACCGCCTGATTGTCTTTTAACTGCGCTTGACCACGTAGCAACGCTTTTACTGCTGGCATAAGTTCAGGCACAACGCCAGCGCTTGTTAGCGCATTTGTCAAACCATCGTCAATGATTAGCTTTTGAAGTGTGCTATCTTTTTCGCCCAGTTGAGCTAAAAGCTTTTCGGAGTCTTTGGCTTTTAGTTTCAACTCTCCGCTCAACTTAGCATTTTCTGCTTTTAGTGACTCCACCTCGTCAAGTGATTTGTGATATTCGTCAACATTCACTTCTCTTGACTTATTACGCTCAGTCTTTAATTCTCCAAGCAGTTGTTTATTCTTTGAGTTCATTGCCTCAATAGATTCTTTTGCAGATTCTAATTCAGCTTGTAATTCCTCGATTGTCATAATACGTATTCCTTCACAAAAGGGCTATTTCTAATTACTCACTGAATAATGTAGATTGATAATTATAACATGTTTAAGAATACTTTAGTTTAAGCTCTGATAGTGATAGTTCTTTGCCTTGTTGATTTACTAAATCATTAAACGTGATCTTACCTTTTTGGAATAACTCAAAGCGACCCTTCCCTAGGTACTCCTCTTGGAACGCCTTGTCTTTCTTTAAAAACCACTCTTCAAAATTAATCTTGCTTGATATTTGACCGTCCATTGATGCTCGAGTGCCATATATTCCCAACTCTAATCCTGACTTCAATACTGGAAGCAACATACATCGACAATTCCATCCGTATGGTGTACGTCTAAAATCAAACTTTTTGCCTATATCGTTCAATCCTTTATGTGTTACAAACTCCCATAGCCCCGAATCTCTTTGTGCGTGTTCTTTTCGAACCCTACCATCGAGTACGGCTAACCATTCCCAAGCTTTAAATATTTCGTTATTATCTTCCCACGTTGCATCACGAGCTTTTGATGAAACTGTCGATACTGCTGTGCGTGTGATTGTATTAGCTTGACTCTTTGAGATTAACAACTTATCTTGAACACGCTTTGCAATTTCAGGAGTCGTTTCACCAATGCTCACGCCTAGCTTGACCGCTCTATCTAAATCTACTTGCATAGAAGCATCGAGTGATTGATACCATGATTTAATCGTTGCGCCTTCCATAAGTGAAGTATTAACTATCTTCTCAATAACCGATGTAGGAGCTATTCGGCTTACAATATCAACTCCTACAGCCGTATTGATTGAAGTAGCCGCCCACGTAGCTTCTTGTATGCCTAAATCGTTTAAATCTTGATAGATAGGTAAATCTGTTTCTACTTTTGATTTAAGCTCTTTGATTATCTTATTCATGTTGCGGATTGTTATTTCGCTATCTGTGCTTTTTATAGTCTTTACTATGTCATCTATTATTTTTTGGTATTGGTTAGCTACGCTTCGGCTCATTCCGTTTTTAATACGCTCTAATATTAATGCCCTGCTTATTGTCGAGTCTGCGAGTACGTCCGAGATATTAGCCATTACGCCCCCTCTGTATGACCCTGAGCCTTAGCCCTGAATGATGTAAGCCCAGTGAGGTTATCTTGGATAAGGAATTCTAAATAATCGCCCGCTATCCCATTTATATAAACCACCGAACCCGTCTGTCCTTTAAAGTTACCTACCGCATTAGTTCCGTATGTTCCCCCACCGCTTGAACGGAATACATAAGTAATTCCCCCCATGTCAAGAGATACACCCCCGTTAGTATGCCAATTTGTAATAGTAGTAAATTTGCCATTAGTTCCACTGTAAAATCTAAGGCATACCCCATTAAGTAATGGATTTAGATTGCCGAATAATCCATTATCTCCAGCTGTTCCATGAATCATATCTATAGTTATTGTTTCAATATGCCAAATTTCCCCTGTGTTTGGGATAAGCTTGAATGATTGAGGGGTAGCAAGTGAACCAACTACCGCCATATTTAATATTGCTTTTTGGATACTATCACCAATTACATAGGCATTATCAAGTGGTCTATCAAGCGTTGCAACATTCCCGACCAATACGTTAATACGAGGGTGTACTATCTCATAGTTGCCGTCTTGGATATGAAGAAAATCGTTTACAGCAAACCCGACAGCACTTGTTAGAGTTATTTGTGTACTTCCAGCTGGAGCGTTTGCGGCAAAAGTTGTAGCTGTCGTGTGTTGGTGGAAGTAATTGTTTACAAATGAATGGTGTACGTCTGCATCATGTATATTAAGTGCATTTTTAAATGAACCTATGTCCTCATTATTTGTACCGATTAATGCTGTTTTTCTTAAGTGACTCATTTATGCTCCTAGCTATTGAGATACCAATGTGTACCGTTTGTAATGAAGTTTAAAACTTCGCTTTGAAATAGTAATTGTTGATTAATATCGCCACATATCAACTCACTACCAAATGGCAGTATTGTAACCGTATTTGTTGAACTGTCTATTTTATTTACTGCAATACGATATGAACGGTTACTATTGAAGCATAATGACGGCTCAGGGAGCGTTATGTTGATATTCCCGCCTATTGCATTGACTAAGACTACTTGCGACTCAGGCTTAAGCGTTGAGTGTGTACTAACGTCATAAATAAGCTCTGTTGCGTCTGATGGCTTAATGATGTTATTACCGTGGGAGATGAACTTAGGTATTTTAATACGGTGTATTGTGCCGTCTGTGAGTTTAATTACAATATCACCAAGATTTTCGGTTACGCTTTCAATTCCTACACCATCAGATCCGTCTTTGCCGTCCGCTCCTTTATCGCCTTTAACTGCTTTTGGAAGGTTTGACATTATGAACTCTTTTAACAGCTCATAATCTACGATAGCATCCTCGCCTTTGTCACCCTTATCACCCTTGATACTTTTGCCGTCTTGACCGTCTATGCCATCTTTAGGCGCAGGTATTTGGCTGAGTATGTATTGATAATCAACAATAGCATCTTTACCATCGACACCATTCTCGCCATCTTTAGGAATTGGTATTTTGTCAATAGCTTCTTTTACTAATCGGTCAATAAGTAAGGTTTGGTTATTGATTTGTTCTTGAAGTAATTGAACCTCTTTGGCGTATTCGCCCTCAAAGGTATTAACCTCATCAGTTAGGCTTGATAGCTCCTCTTCTAATCCGTCAAGGCGTTGTTTAGCTTTTGCTATCGCTTCTAGTGCTGAGGTGAATAATTCTTCAATCATTTTTTAGCCTTATTTTGGCACTCTTCAAAAATATACCCAACTAGGTATGGCAATAGCTCATCTTCATAAGTTAGTTTTTGACCTATACAACTAAGCGTAAATAGTGCGGCATGGGTACATTCATGAGCCAATGTTCCTAAGTCATCATTAAATACACCAATAAAGATACGCATAGGCTCACATATTCTTTCAGCTAATACACAACGCCCATCTATGTATTCAGGCGTATCATGCACGTTAATCCATTCCAACATATTAACAAACTCTTCTTTTGAATCTGTAAAATGAAAGTGCATATTAAATAGCTTATCAGTGAAGTATGTTTTAGCAAAAATAGGGTTAATCTGCTTTTTTGTCATTTCTATAACCCAAGCTTAGTGCGTAATGTTTCAATAAGTGAACTTTCCCCATTATCTTTATTATTGGTGTTGTTTTCTTTTTGTGGTGTTACGCTCATCGCAGGGGTAGCTTCTTCAATCTCTCCTTGATGATCTTCAAATATAACGTCTTCACCAATCAATTCACCTTTTTGTAGATTAATAAATAGCTCACGTTCACTTAGTGCGCCCATCTGCCAAGCGGATACCATCGACGTTAATGTTTGAGCGTCCATAGTGCTTAGGTTGTAATCCGTATTTAGTTTAAATTCAACCGTTCCGTTATCATTAGCCCACATTGCCATTATCTCTAAGGCTTTTTTGATACCTCTTGAGCAAGTATCTGCTATTGAGATAATAATAGCACGTTCTCCACTTGTACGCATAGCCATTGTGTTTTCTGCTATCTGTGCCGTTTCAGGTTGAAGCATACGTGCGCCTAGTACCGCCATTGATTGTTTAGCGGATGCCATCTTACGCTCTAATGTTTGAAGCCCATCGCCTTTGAACTCTAAGAACTCCATACGTGCTTGCGGGTTTTGGAATACGTGTGCTGATGTTGAGCCTAGTTTAATTGATTCACCTTGCGCCATCTGATGCCCTGCTACGTATGCCGTAGGTAATGCCGTGAAGTGACAACCATGTGAATATTCAACATCGGTATAGAAATAATTTAAATTAATTATTGATATATCATATAAAGGAGATTTAGTAGGCTCTATTGTCAAATTATCAGGAGTAATCGAGATAAATGGAATTGACTCTAATTGTTTGCCGTTCATCATAGGCAAGGCTGATGCTGTGATTACAAAAGTATCTTCATTTTTCTCATACACTCTTACAGTACATATTCCATCTTGTAACGAGTAAACTCTATAACGACCAATTGACTCCGATTCAAACTCATTGAGCCATTTGTCATAAGTTTCGTATAAAACAAGCATAGATAAAACGGTTACGTTATTAATTGTTTCAGTACGCCAATTAATGATAGACTCTGATTTATATATTTTTATATAAGGTCGGATATTCATCATATCTACTTGCGCCTGCGTCATGCCTTCTGTATTTATGTTTGGTAAATCTACTAATAAACCTACCCTACCCATGCTCGAAACTTCAGATACTACCACTTGAGCTAAATCAATAAGTGTTGAACTATCAAGGTCAATATTTTCTGAGTATGTTGTGAGTTGTGTTCCTAATTCAATCTGTGGAGATTTTGCAAAAATTAATCCAGTCATACCGTCAAGCGTTCGACCAGTGAAATTTTGAAATACTGCACGATTAATATATGCACTATATTCCGAGTCATCCTGACCGTCAAGCTTTGGTACATACAATTTACTATTAGCTTTAATATCTTCATCCCCAGCTAAAACATCTCTAATGATTCTATTTTGTATAGCATATTTTTTAAAGTTTCTGTGCTGTGTGTTTACAGACATAAAAAGTCCTCACATTCAATAATATAAGGCTAATTATATCATAGCAATCTCCCCATAGTATTAGCAAACGCTATTGGGTCTTTAGCTGATTTACTCAAATTGCATTTAGCACAAGTAACTACCAAATTACTAATAGTATGCTCTCCACCTTTTGATAATGGCACATAGTGGTCTATATGAACTTTTACATTTTTAAGTGATATATTGCACCAATAGCAAACTTTAGCATTTTGTTGTAGCATTAACATCTGATCAGATGTCACATCCCCCTCACACTTACTATGCCTACGCCTATTACTTGTATTTATTTTTGATGCTTTGCCTTTATCTGTTAATAACCAACGCTTAACACTATTAGCAACAGCATTTTTATTGTTATGATAGTATTTTCTCTTTTTATCTGTCAATATATCTTTATTTATCTCTCTATATGCGCTATCATAATCTCTTTTTTTATCTTTATTAGCATCGCTATATTTCTTTTTTCTTTCTGCAATTATTTCTTTATTATTATCTCTATACCACTTTCGTTGAACTTTTAGTTGATCTCTCTTATCTTCTCTTCTTTTCTTGTCATATTCGGATATACATTGCTTACAATAAGTATGCCTACCATCTAATTTTGTATGATTTAAATAAAATAAGCCAATAGCTTTGGTGACTGAACATTTTAAACATTGTTTTGTAATTGGTTGTTGCATTTATTTTCCTTTGCGTAGATACAAAGGTTTTACGCTTGGCTTCAAGTAGTACAAGCAAGGTTTAATACTCTATACATATTAAATCCGTATAATAAATTATACGTTAATTATGCTTAATCATGCGCCGCTCATTTTCATTGTTCCGTATGGTCTTATAATAGGGAATCTATAAGCAATAAAATATCCTGCATTATCATTATAATCATCTACCGCTGGATGAGTTGCCCACTTCTCAGGCTCACCTTTATCGTCATAGCCTTGCGTTTCTAAAGCGTTTGCAAGATTAGGGCATAAGTCGCTATTAACAAATAACCGATTGTGCGAAAACATACCGTTCATTGAGTTAATACGATCTCGCACTGCTGGATTGCTATGATTAACAAACACTTGATAACCTGCTGAACGTATCATGGAAATATCGGACTCTGAGGCATTTGTACGTCTTGACTGTCCACTTGCATCGGGATAGATTGATATTATTTTACCTTTGAACATTGTCAAGTTATTTATAAAGTCGTATGTGTCGTGTGATACAAACTCATAAACAGCATAGGCACAATTCGCCTCAATTACAAATACTGTTGCAGTCGTTCCACCCACATTGAAGTCAAGCCCGATAT